GGCAAAGGTAATAGTCAAGATGCTTGAAGATAATTTTTATTTATTAAATGGAAGATGGATTGCAGAAACATCTGTTGAATGTTATTCAAATTATGAAAAATTATTTAATATTACTCAGCCTGACGGCAGTGCTGCTACATCAACAGTAAATGGCCATCAACAAGGACATTCTATAGTAGAAACTAAAGAGTTAGCTGATGAGATAATGTCAACTACAAATGCTATGTTAGCTAATGCAAACGTTTTATGTAAAATTAATAATCACTTAACTACCTGGAGTATACAATATAATCCAGGTGGATGGTCTGGACTTCACTGTCATAATCATGGCAATACTGGCGCAACTGCCGTAGTATACTTTGATGAACCTAGTAACGGCGACAATGATGAAGGCGCACTTTATGCTGTATTAGCAGACGAGCATGGAGATAATTACACAAATTTATGGCACGGCGCTCCGGGTAAATTAATAGTAATGGATGCTAGAATTTGGCACGGTGTGTATCCGACTATCAACAACCGAAGAGTGCTAGTGTTTGACTATGAAGTAGAATATAATGGGTAAAACATTGTTTATAGGTTGTAGCCATAGTATGGGATATAATGATTTTAATTTAAATACTCCAACAAACACTTGGCAAGAAAATAACTATGCAGAAATTTATTCTCAAATAAATAACAAGGAAGTAATAGTAATGGCAAGTGCTGGCTGCGGAAATAGAGTGTTTCCTAATTTTTTAGCCTATGCATTAAAGAATCACAATGACATTGACGAAGTGTTTGTACAGTCAACATATTGGGGTAGATTTCCAGTAGCTATTAATCCAGACTTAAACGAGCAAGAGATATTTCCTTTAGACTTTTTTATTGAGAAAGAACCTAAGATGCATGAAAATGTACAACACTATAGTTTGGGCCTATCACAGCAAGGAAAATATTTAGAACAATATCTTAAACCAGAAGTTGATGATTATGATAAAATGCCTTACATCAAAGACACTATTCCATTTCGTAGCGAACCTGATATTCGGAGAAGTTCAAAGGCATATATTCAGATGTGGCATTATAATCAGACTCATTTAGAACAACAAGATTATATGAAAGATATGACGTTTATTGATATGCTATGCAACGATAAACAAATTCCAGTTTACTTATGGAATATTAACAACAGATGTTTTATACCAAAAGAATTGAATGGGTTTTATACAAATCTAAAACAGACAACTATTGCAAATACTGATGCTATTAGTTTTCTAGGATCACATCTAGAAACTGAAAAAGTTGATTCAGAACATTACAACTACCATGTACATAAATTAATCGCAGAAAAATATATACCTTATATAAGAGAGAACACACATGACCATAAATTATGACGGAATAGAAGAATATAAAAATATATACGAAAAAGAATTTTGTGATGAAATAATTCGCCACTTTGAAGTAATGTCTGAACGAGACGTAACTTACAAACAAGACAACATTATTAAAAATCAAGACGAACGGTTAGTTTTTGATTGGGCACATACTCAAGGCCAATATCATTATGATTTTTCGTTGTGTAATTACTTTTACAAAAAGCTACATGAAGTATATACAACAGAATATATGGAAAAATATAGTATGCTTAAAAATAGTGAACAGCATAGTGCAAAAGGTATGAGTGTGCAGCGTAATAATCCACACCAGGGGTATCATACCTGGCATCAAGAAAGTGCTGATATCGGGTCAAGTACTCGGGTAGTAAATTATATGTTATATTTAAATGATGTTGAAGAAGGCGGCGAAACAGAATTTTTATATCAGGGTAAAAAGATTAAACCAGAGGTAGGAAAACTAGTTATATTTCCTACTAACTTTGTATATCCGCATAGAGGAAATCCTTTATATAAAGGCAGCAAGTATATTATTACAGGATGGTATACCTATGACAAATAAACATAGAATTGTTACATCAGGTGCGCCACCGGGTAGTCAGTGTGTAATTGGAATTGATCGCGATGGCGTCATTAATCGAGACCTAGGAACATATGTAACACGACCATCTAGTTTTGAACCAATACCGGGCAGCTTAGAAGCAATTGCTGAATTACGGCGTAAAGGACATAGTATTGTTATCATTACTAATCAAGGCGGAATTGAAAAGGGGTTGATGACTTCTGACGATGTAGATAGTATTCATAATCACATGCTTGATTTATTAGGAACAGCCGGATGTTCAAGTATCGATGCTATCTATTACAGCGAAAGCAGTAATAAAAAAGATTACTACGCAAAACCTAATATAGGCATGTTTAAGCGATGCCAGGATGAATTTAAACATATTAAATTTAACCAAGGGTTTTATGTTGGTGATAAATTAAGTGATCTAAAGGCTGCTATTAAAATAGGAGCAAGACCAGTCTTAGTAAGAACCGGATACGGGCTCGAGACTGAACAACAGCTAAATAAGTTTACATATAAAGACATTAAGCGAAAAGCGTATGTTTTTGATTCTTTAGCTGACTTTGTAGAGCAGTTATAATTTTGGCAGTATATATAAATACTTTAAGGAGACACAAATAATGCCTTTTACAATTAAAAAACCACACCCTGATCACCCGACTGTTAAAGTCTGGCACACATGGGATCCAGACGGCGACGGATACGAAGAAGTTAGAAAATTCGTAGTACGAGAAAGAGCCGAAGCATTTGCAGCTCAGTTTGACGGAGCCGAAGTAGTTGAAATTGCTTATGAAATCACACAAGATGATGCAGAGATTGAAGCTAAGGAAAGACTTGCAGAAGATCCAGAAACGCCAAATGGGTTTCCAGGTGATGAAACTCAAGTAGGCGCACTGCACACATTTACCCCTGAAGGTAAATTAGGTTAACACTAAAAAAGCTCCTTTATGGAGCTTTTTTTATGACGACAATTTATAAAAGTCTTCTGGATCGTTAATATTGCTAGTTTCTGATAGTGAACTATTTTCACTAAGTGATTCTAAACCACAGGGCATTAGTGCAGGCACATGGAATACTATGCCCTGGCTTAATTCTCTTTCAAATAGTTCCCCAGTTTTAGTATCAATCCATCTAATATTAAATGTTCCTGCATTTATAAACCAAGACTTAGTAGTGTTTTTATGGAACCCAATAGGTGTCTTACTATTTGCTTTTTCAAACACCCTTATCTTAGATGTATAAAATTCAGTTTCGATCCATGTAATATCATAGCCATAATCTGTTTTATTAATATTGTTATCTGACATTAGTCTACCTCAATTAAATCTATAACCTTAAATACTGTTTCTAATTTATTTAAGTTTATTTTATTTTGTAATGTATTTTTTAATCCGTGGTGCAGTGGCTTTGGCCAATTGCCAAATTCTACCCAGGCATATCCGTTGTGCTCTTCATTTAGAACTGGAATAAATTCTTCATTAATAACACACAAGTACGTATGAAAGTGAAACCGGCTATCATTACTAACAAAGGTTTCTAACGGCATTGTTTTCTTAATGGAAATTTCTCCAATCTCCTCAAAAATTTCTCGTGTTAACCCTTCCCACGGAGTTTCAAAATCTTCGTTAGTGCCGCCTACTAGTCCCCATAAATTTCCAGACCGGCCTCTTGCTCTATGTAAGAACAAAAATCTTTTAGTATTGAGGGCATAGACAATTGCACCGCTGCAATTAATTTTAGTTGTTTTCATACTAATACTTATTTTAGTATGCCAGTCTCCATGTACCGTTTGGATATTCGCCGTCAAATGCTAGTATCCATTCACTATTATCAAATTTATATTGTTTACCGGTATTAAGATTTGATGTATATATAACTGTGTCGTCCTGCGCACTTGCATCAAACACAATAGACCAAGATGTGCCATTCCATTCGATAATATCATTAGCGCCTGCTACAAAGTCAGTACCGTCTGTATTTTTCCAGGCATCAGGACCATCGTATGCATAATTGTCTGGAGTGTCGTAACCAGCATCTTGGCCTACATTTTCACTGTCATTAATATCAGAAAGTATTAGAATACGGGGATTGCTTGACTTTAGATCTGCAGGATTAGTTTTGTAAGGATTAATGATATAATCGATCTTATTACGATCGCCATTTGGTCCACTTATAACAGTATCTGCAGGAACAGTGTCTGTGTCCCACGATATTGATAGCTCATATTCGTCTAGTGGATTAACAACTACAGTTCCTATAATTTCGCTACTAAGGTCTTTTCTAGTTAACCGTAATTCAGTGGCACCTGCATTAAAATCGAATGGCATCGCTTTGATATAACCAGTCCAAGTTTCTGCACCAACAACACCTTTTCTAACTAGTTTAGCAGTAGATCCCATAACTAGCAGACCATAATTGTCATGTGCTGTAGAAACTATAAAATCAACATCATCAATGAATGTACCTGTAGAAGTAATTTGTTCTTCTATTTCGCCAGTATTAGCAACGGCAATACGGGTTCTAATATCAGCTTGGGGCTCAGTTGTATTAAGGGCTGTTCTAGATAAATCTAACTCAATTGTGCCTGCAGATTCATTAAAAATACTTTGTATAACAGAAGTAATAACTCCTAGTCTTTTAACTTTAGCAGGAGGACTAATGTATATAGGGGTACTAAATGTAAGAGTTGCAATATCAATTTCACTTTCTGTGCCTGTAGGAATACTCCTACTACTAAACACAGTATTTGTTAGATTTACTACACTTAGACTTGTCCAATCAACATAGTTATCAGTTGTTTGTATTTCTAAACTAGGATTAAACAACATTAATATTTGTTCTAGTATTTGTAATTTTTGATCAGTATTAGAACTCCAAATATCTACATTTACAGTTAATGTGTAAGG